TACTATTTGATATATAATGATAACAAGATTTGCGACTGTGGTGAAATAGGTAGACACAAGAGACTTAAAATCTCTCGCTTAACCGCGTGCCGGTTCGATTCCGGCCAGTCGCACCAAGAATGAATGCCCCTTTAATTAAATCAGGTTATAATGCCGGCCTCATAAGCCGTTTTTCTGGGTTCAAATCCCGGCGGGGGTACCATGTATTTTGGAGATGTGGCCGAGTGGTCTAAGGCAGCAGGTTGCTAACCTGTCGTGTCAAGTAATTGGCACCGTGAGTTCAAATCTCACCGTCTCCGCCAAGAGTATGTAGTTTTTAACAAGGAAACAAAATGAAACCCAGTAAGACATTTAAGTTAACAAAGCGCACGAAAACAATTCGTGCATTGATTGGATTTAAGGATATGGATCAAAGTCATGCATTCAAGCGCATGATGATTCAAGCGCAATTGGCCAGTGAAACTCGCCCTGCCAGAGAAAAGTCTGATAAATAATATATGTGGGTGTGCGCTGAATAGTTAGGCACCTGACTGCAAATCAGTATAATGCAGGTGCAATTCCTGTCACCCACTCCAGTTTTAGGATTCTTTCAGCAAGCTAAAAATTTCTACCATTAATCAGAAAAAAAGCGAATCCTGTTGTATATTGCCCTGGTGGCGAAATTGGTAGAGTTAATTATTTCGGGCGGCTGACATATGCAAATTGGTACAGCTACTGCGTTTAGACCGCAGGTTTTTCCGAGTTCGAGTCTCGGGCCGCCCACATTAAATAAGATTCTTGAAGACGGTCCAATCAAGTTGGTGTTTATTCAAGATGAGCACTCTTACGACATTGAATGTTTCAGCCCATTTGATTTTATCGCAGTCCATAAACCCGTGATACGGGTTTGGATTGTTTATCAAGAAATCATTTTTCGGGTCTAAGTATATATCATATTCTGGTAGATAAAAGTCAGGATAATATGTCCTAGGTTTACCTGTCGGATCGATATACCGAAGTCCTTTAGGCTTAATCCACTTAATATTATTTGCATCCATACTTTGAGCAACAGTGAGTTCATATGATGAACCTAACTTAACACCATTGTATTCAATGCAATTCTTTTTAATCCCTGCATTAGACTTATTGGCTGACATTAAAATTGATCTGCATGACAAAGAGCAACTTTTACTACTACCGGGAAAAAATTTATTACATGCACAACATTGTGCTATTTTGGTGTATAGAGGTTTTTCTACTTTGACTGGTTTGGGTTGTTTAGCGCGCCCACTATTATTAAGAATGGCAGATTCTCTACGCGAATCGTTCCCTAATTTACGAGAAGCATGGCCAGCAGGCCGCAGTTTGTTGGAGTTAACTGCTGAACATGATTGATTGCAAAATTTATTTTTTCTTTTGTCGTATATCAAGGGTGAATTGCATTGAGAACATCTTGCAGGGTGATCGGCATATGCACTGACGACTTTTGATCTTTTGCTGACACAATATTGTTTATATTTGGGTGCTGCTAATTTTCCAGCTAATTTAGCTCTTTCGGCCCCCTCAACAGTATGTGTTTTTATGAAATGGCTAAAAATTCCTCTAGCTGATTTGACTTCTCTGCATCTGATGCAGGAAACAAGAGGTGATTTGAATTCTTTTTCTTCTGACATATATTTCTCCATGATAAATAGTTGCGAACCAGACAGCAATGACTCCATGCATTGTTGATTACTCACTGATAATGCGTAATCTTATGGTTCAATTATATTTATCATTGGAAAATTTATTTCAAAAATAAAATTCGCAAAGAGCGTGTCGGTTCGAGTCCGACCTAGGGCACCAAAAAACAGTTAACAACTACTGCAAAAGGTTGTATTAACACAAAGAAAGTAGATACTATATGAAACGAAAATCTCGTAAACTATAGTGTCAATCGTAGACCCCGTATATGGTCAACTGGTTGGCACATTAAAGACAATTTAATATGCACAACCCCTTCAAGATGTTTTGATAGCATACCGGACTCTTAATCCGAGAAGGCTCAGTTTGACTCTGAGTGGAGGGACCATATACGGGGTATAATTCAATGGCTAGAATAACCGGTTTTTACCCGGTCTATCACGGTTCGAGTCCGTGTGCCCCGACCAGATGCAAACACATTCCGCCTGTGCCGACACGATGAGAAACATAGGTTCAAGTAGTGTGTTTACATATGGTATTAAAGAATAATGGAAGTGTGTCTGAGTGGTCTAAGGTGCCTGACTTGAAATCAGGCGTGTCGAAAGGCACCGTGGGTTCGAATCCTACCACTTCCGCCAACTTAAAGTAGTAAGTCAATATGCCCGAAATAAGCAAGAAGCATTTGACTTAATAGAAAAAATGCAGTACAATACACAGATAGTAAGCCCTGTTAGTTTAATGGTAGAACTCCGTCTTTACATGGCGGTTGCGGCAGTTCAATTCTGTCACAGGGTACCAAGTTAGTACGCGGGATTAGTTTAATGGCCAAATGAAACCTTGCCAAGGTTTAGTCAGGAGTTCGATTCTCCTATCCCGCTCCAAATAATTTATAATATGGCCCATCAACAACAATTTGATTTTATTCAGCGATTGAAATTACAGTTCCCAACTCACTTCTTTAATAAGAAAGTGTTAGAAGTAGGTAGTCTAAACATCAACGGCACCATTAGAATATTCTTCACCGAATGTGATTATCTGGGAATTGATGTTGGCCCAGGCAACGATGTTGATTTAGTATGTGAAGGTCAAAGATTAGATTACCCAAATGAAACATATGATACTGTAGGTAGTTGTGAGTGTTTTGAACATAACCCCTATTGGGTAGAGACATTTAACAACATGTACAGGCTGACTAAATCTACTGGTTTGGTGTTTATGTCTTGTGCTACAACAGGCAGAGGTGAGCATGGCACAACCCGTACTAGTCCACAAGATAGTCCGTTAACAGTTACAAATGGTTGGGAATATTACAAAAATTTAACTGAACAAGATTTCAGAAAATACATTGATATTGACAGTATGTTTAGTGAATATGAATTTCAAGTGGGTGCGCCGCATCACGATTTATATTTTTATGGCATTAAAAAGGAGATAGTATGATTGAATCTAGGGCAAGGTACACTAGCCAAGAGGCTGTTGACATGATTGGTAATCGGTTTGAAATGGTGCTAATCGCATCAGCTAGAGCTAAGGAAATCAAGCGTGGGTATAAGTCTAAATTAGATCATCCCACAACTGCGGGACCAACTGTTATGGCATTGATGGAAATTGAAAAGGGTCTAGTTGGACGAGAGTACCTTAAACAAGTACGATAATAATGCTAGGGATGGCTACAGCATACAAAAAACTACTCAACTCAAAGCTATAGAAGGTGGTCGCAGGGCACAGTAGAAATACTGTTCTAGAAATAGACGCTTAAGGAATGGATGACGGCACGGAAAGACATGCTATGTGTTCACTACAGAAAACCGAGTGTGAATAGTCAACATGAACTGTTGATAGGGTCTGGGTGCTTTAATTAACCAGACCAGAAAATAAACAAATTGGCACGATCATCCCGTTAAATTATATGCAAGTTCTATTACAAGATATCAGTACATACGAAACCCGAACAATCAGTCAAGCATGTATGCTTACTAATACAAAGGTACATCGTACTAGTTTGGGAATGTTACAAACCCTCTTTGACTTCAAAGCTGAATTATGCCGAGGGGACTTAATGCCTGTTGGTAGTGTTGAATTTGTAAGAGAATGTTTTGAGATTATGGGTATTCACCAGGTGCCCTTATGGTACTCATACCCTAAGGTGTTGAATTCATTCTTACACAGGCGTATCGTTGTACGCAGCGAAATTTATGTACGAAACATGCTACAATCACAACTAATAGTGCCTGCATTAAGTCCGATCTTTATCAAGCCTGCTGCTAAGTTAAAGTTGTTCAATGGATTTATATTCTATCCCGATAAAGATAGAGCAGAGTACGATGAACATGATAGGGAGCAGTGGGATATTGTGATGGCTTCTCGTGGCAAGGAACTGATTTTTGTTAGCAATGTAGTAGACTTCATTAGTGAATGGCGCTATTACATTGATGACAATAAGATTGTTGGTTCAGCAAGATATGATGATGGTCCTGATGAGGCCTTATCGCCGGAACTCACTGTAGTACACCAGATGATTGAAGCAATGCAGACAGATCACCCGTATACATTAGATGTAGGGAGACTATCAACTGGTGAGACCGCATTAGTAGAAACCAACGATGCATGGGCAATCGGTTTGTACAGTAGAGCATTAGAACCCAAGGTTTATTTAAACTTTTTGGGTAAACGATGGAAATCAATTGTTGACAAGTAAACAAAACTAAGCTATAATACATGCTTAGACACTGAGATTTAGGATAGGTGCAGCAATCAAATTAATCAACTTGGAATGCTACTTTGACCCTGGACATCAAACTCCAGACTAAGTAGATAGAGTGGTTTCGACAGTTCCCCTCGATAAAAGAAAAAAGTAGATAACTATCCTGTTAAATTTAGGTTAGCATCAGCAACATAATTTGTGTCTGCTAGGACATTAAACTAGTATTAACCTGTTAAAAACTAAGAAAGGAAACAGTATGCAATTCGCAACAGCAATCGCTAATCAAGAGGCCCGCACTACTAATGGTATGAAGGCTCGTGAGTCAACAGCTAACTCGTGTGTTGACTTGTTCTACAACATCGGCGCAAGTCGTGGGAAAAACATTATCCCTCAATTCACCGCAGCTTATGTTGAAAATGCCGATCTGGCATTGCGTATTGTTCAATGGGCACGTGATGTCCGTGGTGGCGCCGGTGAGCGTGAATTGTTCCGTCAAGTGTTGACTCACTTGGAAAAGACTAACCCAGCTGATGCCGCTCGCCTTATCACTAAGGTGCCTGAACTTGGTCGTTTTGACGATTTGCTAGTGTTCCAAACTAAGGAAATGAAGGATAAGGCCTACACCTTGCTTGGTGATCACTTGCGTCAAAAGAATGGCCTTGCAGGAAAATGGACTCCTCGCAAGGGCAAGATCGCGGCTGAAATTCGTGACTTCTTCGGTATGAGCCCAAAGCAATATCGTAAAACTTTGGTTGGTATGACGACCGTTGTTGAAACACAAATGTGTGCCAATGACTGGGATAACATCAATTACAGTCACGTTCCAAGTGTGGCGCATAGTCGTTACAAGAAGGCTTTTGGTCGTCATGGTGCAACTTATGCTGAGTACATCACTAAGTTGGTTAAGGGCGAAGCAGGTGTGAAGATCAATGCTGGCGCAATCTTCCCGCATGATGTGTTGAAGGGTCGTATCGGTGGGTACGGTGTAACTGCTTGGTCAGTGACTGAGTTGGGTGCTATTGAAGCACAATGGAATGCATTGCCTGACTATGTTGGTGACTCCAGCGTGTTGCCTCTAGTTGATGTTAGTGGCTCCATGAGTTGCAAGGCAGGCCAAAAGGGTGACACCACATGCCTAGAAATTGCGGTATCATTGGGATTGTACTTTGCTGACAAGAACAAGGGTAAGTTCAAGGACTGTTTCTTGACTTTCAGCGAAAAGCCAAGATTGATGAACCTTAAGGGTTCTATCAATGAAAAGATTGACCAAATGGTCGGTTCTGATTGGTGCATGAATACAAATCTACATGGTGCGTTCGTTCAAATTCTTAACACGGCTGTTCAGAATCATGTGCCTCAATCAGAAATGCCTGAAACACTGATGATTTTCTCTGATATGCAATTTGACCAATGTGTCAAGCATGATGACAGTGCTATGGAAATGATTGCCCGTAAGTATGCTGATGCAGGATACGAATTGCCTAAGGTAGTTTTCTGGAACTTGAATGCAAGCGGAAACGCTCCAGTCAAGTTTGACAAGAGCGGAACCGCTCTTGTGTCAGGATTCTCTCCAGCAATTGCTGCTAGTGTATTAGGTGCAGACCCAGACGCATTTAGCCCCGAGGCAATTATGCTTAAGGCCGTGATGAATAGTCGGTACGATTTAGCGTAAGCTAAATAGTTATAACACGGCGGATACCTCTGCGAAAGTACGTATATGTTCTCTAAAATACCCGGTTC